CTTCTCATGTCAGTCACATTATGTGTATCCCATCCACCAATAGGCTGGTTGAACGATGTCGCATTATAGAACATATATGCCATTCTGGTTACTTTCTTTGTATCCCATCCACCAATAGGTTGGTTGAATTCTGATGCATCACCGAACATATAACTCATGGTCGTCACATTATGTGTATCCCATCTACTAATATTTTCATTAAATTTTGTTTTTTCATAAAATAATTTAGACATATCTGTTATATTTGATACATCCCAATTTTCAATTTTTCCATACTTGGCTATAATTTTTTCTAACATGGCTCTAATTTTTTCTGTATCAGTATTACTATGATATTTACATCTATAATATGAATGTACAGTATAATGTAATTCTTTATAAGTCATAAATTTTTCTTTTCCAATCACTTTATTTTTTACACTATGCATTTTATTATTAATATTTTCTTTAATACCTGAACCTTTTTTAGTATATGTTTTCATATGTTTAATTAATTCATTTTTATTGAATTTTGAATATCCTTTTATATTTTTTTTTTTACAAATTTTAATTAATTCATTTTTAGATTTGTTTTTTAAATTTTTTAAGTCCATATATATATTAATAATATTTATTTTCAGTTAATTTTATAATTCCATTATTTCTAATATATACATTATGCTCAAATTGACTAACATAATTATTTTTAGCTACATAAATTGTCTTATATTCTTCAATTAATTTCTTTTGAATTAACATATTAAATAATTCAAAATTAAAATCTTTAAATTCATTAATCAACCAACGATCACAAAAACATAACATAAAATATTTTTCAAATATTTTATTAAATAATTTTAATTCTTTTTCACTTAAAAATGGCACATAATCTACATAATTTTTATGAATCATAAATAAATTAGTTGGACTATCATAATAAGATTCAGCACATGTTGATACAAATGGTTCAACAGCAAATACTTCACCTTCTTCCATTCTTAATGGATAATTTATTGCTGTATTTGGTAATGCTTTTGACTTATGAATAACATATTGTCCAATGTTATGTCCAGTCAAATCCTTTAACGTATATAATGGATAAAGTTTATTATCAATAGTAACTTCTTTACTTTTTACATATTCTTCAATATCTTTTCCTAAATCTCCCAAATTAACATCTACCCCACATAATCCAATAGCATAATTAGTCGCGTCCTTAGAAGCTTGAATAAATTCATCATATTTAGAATTAAAATGAAATGTTTGAGCACTATCAGTAATATATCCTTGACTATGAACACCAAAATCAACTTTTACAATGTCATTTTCTTGAAGTATATAATCTTCATTTTTAGGTGAAGATGTATAATGTGCAACAACTTCATTTACTGATATATTAGCAGGAAAACCACAACCACATTGAAGGGGTATATCTTTATTATAATTAATTTTATTTTTTACAGCTGATTCAATATAATCTACAATATAATTTATAGAATTTCCAGGTTTTATTATGTTATTTTCTACTAAATCAGACATAACTTCTTTATGTACTTTTGATGATTTTATATAATTTAATAAATCTCCACTCATATTTATTTTTATAAATATTTTTTTATATTAAATTTTTTGTTTAACTATGAATGTTTTGAAATTTATAAATAAAAAATTGATATTTTTAAAATTGGATAAAAAAATGAGTTATATAAAAGAATTATTTGAACCGTGGTTTTCACTTGTTAAATTTAATATTAAGACATGTGAAGGATTTTTATATAAAGATGAATGGAAAAGAATTGAAAATGGATGTACAATACTATTTACGAATAATGATTTAGGTTTTGAAAGAAAGCATAAAGTAAAAGTAATTTATATAAACCATTATTTAAAAATACATAAATTTTTAGAAAATGAATCAATTAAAAAATGCCTACCTGGTGTCGAAAATATAAAAGATGGAGTACATATTTATAGAAAATATTATTCAGAATATGATGAAAATAATTATGGTATTGTTTCTATTACATTTATATCTGTAGATTAAAATCTGTATATTCATTAATGAATGATTTAATGAATGATATTGAAATAAATAACGTAGATTATAAATATAAAATTGTACATATAAATAATTTACCAAATTTCTTAGCAATGTATAAATTAATAAATTCTTTTGAGTTAATTATAAAAGAACATAAAAGTGATTATACTATACAAAAATTAATTGAAGATAGTAAAAAAATAAAAAAAGATACAAAAATGTTTATACTTTTAAAAAATAATTTGGTAATACATGTTGAAAGATTTGTTTATGCTCAAAATAGTAAATCCATGTATCTTGATTTTATACACACACATTCAGATTATCGAAAAAAAGGAATTGGAAATGCATGTTTATTTTATTTATTAAAAAGAACACAAAATTATTTTAAAGTTTATGAATTAAAAGTAAGAAAAGATAATATAAGTGCCATTAATTTATACATAAAAAATAATTTTAAAATAATTTCAACAATAATTCAAAAAAGTAACAATGAAAATATTGAAGTACTTATTATGAAATTAGTTATTAAAAATAATAAATTTAATAAAAATAAATAAATAAATCATTCATTTCGTCATTATTTGGAATTAATGTTACATATTTTTTTTGATTAAACGTAACATATTTAATTATGTTATTTTTTTTATTGTTATTTTTTAATATAGATTTATGTGGTATTTCTATATTTAATTCTTTTAATCTATTACGTACATGACATTTTCTCCATAATTGTTTTCTTGATAACATACCATTCATTTATTATTAGTATTATAATAAAAAATTGAAAATAGTTATGTACTAATTTAAATTTTATTATGACTACATTTCCATTAAATGTAAATCATAATTTATTGTTGTTACGAAACAAAATGCTTAGATATATATTTAAAAAAAATATGATTAAAGATAATTATGATAAAAATATACCAAATATTATCAAAAATGAAATTATATTTTTAAAAGAAAATATAAATATTTTAAAAGAAAGATATATTGATTATGAAATAAGTAAATTACCAGAATATAATATAGTAATTACAAAAAAACAAAATGACTATTTACTTGATACTGATTATTTTTTAATTATTTTATCAGAAAAATGGCCATTTAAAAAACCTTCTTATTACATCAGAAGTACAAAAGATGATATAAATTTAAATTATCAAGTTGCGTTTGATATTATATTTAAGAAAAATCCAAAAAATATAAAAATACTATATTACATTAAAAATAAATTAGATCATTGGGATAATGATATAGAATTATATGAAATAGTTCCTTATTTAAGATATTTGGGAAATTTACTTAACAGAACACTTATTTAACGTGTATTATAAAATTATCCTTTTATATTAATAATGGGTGTTAATTGCTTAACTATAGATACACTGTTTCCTATAGCTTCTTTTATATAATCTACATTTTTATATGCCATCGGTATTTCATCTAATGTATCCTTATTTATACAACTTGAATATATATCTTTCATACAATTTTTATAATCTTTCATATTAAAAGTCTGAACAGCTTTTTTACGACTCATTATTCTTCCACAACCATGAGCACTAGAATAATTCCACTCTTTATTTCCTTTACCTTTACAAATTAAGATTCCATCTCTCATATTTAATGAAATAATACATAATTTGTCTTTTTCCGCTGAAATAGCACCCTTTCTTAAAATTAATCTCTCAAAATCAATGTAATTATGTATTGTCTCAATTAAATTTTTTTTATTAAATTCTATATTTAATTCCTGTAATATAACATGCATCATCACATACCTATTATGTGAAGCAAATTCTTGTGCAAAAATCATATCAATTAAATATTCTACCGTATCATTATCTTGTAAATAATTATTTAGAAAATCTTTTTTATTATAATCTTTATTTAATCTAATTTTATCTTGATGAAAATTACAAATTGCTTGTCCCATATACCTAGAACCTGAATGAATACTTAAATAACAATTACCATTTTCTTCTTTATTAAATTCTATATAATGATTACCACCTCCTAATGTACCCAGTGATTTCAAAAAATTAGTAGAACCAGATTTAACATTTAATTTTGAGACAAGTTTTTTATAATAATTTTCATTAAATTGAAAATCATTATATGGATAATCCGTAAATTTTTTTTTCAAAAATTCTAGTTTTTCATTACAATTTTGATAAATTTTATCCATATAACTCATTTCAATAATAGGAACTTTATGTGAGTTTTCCCCCATAGGTATATTTTTTTTTATGAAATCATCTATCTTTTTATAATGTTTATCTTTAATTACTTTTTGTAAATTATATACTATAATACCACATCCTATATCACCACCAACTATTTGTGGTATTACTTTATCTTCTATAATTGATGTCATTCCTACACAACAATATGAACTACTATGACAATCTGGCATAACACGTATATTATTTAATGCCTCACTTTGTGTCATTTTTTTAATTAAATCATGTGTTTCATCATCTATATCATTTTTAGGTAAATAAACAATAGAGTTATCAATTTCTGTATATTCCATAAATAGAAATATTTATTTAATTTTATAATAATTTATATATATTTTTTAAAATATTATAATATATGGATATAAAAAATAAATATAATATAGATTTATCATATTTATATAGAAAACATAAAAAAAAATTACCTAATTCTGAAGGAAGTGTAAGTAAAATGAAAAAAAAAAAATTGACATCAATGGAATTACAAGAAATATGGAGACAAAAACAAATTAATATATTTTATAAAACAGGAAGACCAATATATGGAAGATATATAGGAAGCAGACTAGTGTATGATAAAAATTAAGTTACAAATGTATAGATTAGAAATAAAATGCTCAATTTTTTATAAATATTTATATATACAAATGTAAAATATATTACATTTATATTAATCATTCATTTGTTATTTCTATTTTTATAGGTGATGAATTCAGATAATTATATACTAAATATCCAAATAATGAAAAAGAAAAACCACCAAGAATAATAAAAAAGGCTAACATAAATTTTTACTAAAATATTAAAAAAAAAATCAATTTTTATTAAATTATTCTTTTAATAACATCAATCCCATAGCAGCATAATTATGTAAATCAAGTAATGTATCAATTAATTTTTCATCTTCTACTAATTCCACTTTATTTTTAGATATATTTATACAACGACTCATTTTATCTTCAATGCGAGTTAAAATTCCAATAATACCATATTTAGCAAAAGCATCTCCATAATCTGTATTTTTCTTTTTAAATAATTCAAGGGCATTTTTATGTATTTCTTCTAATTGTTTTACGCGGTCTGACATATTTTATAATAAATTTTTAATTTTAAATATAATAAATTATTTTTAAATTATGGTATAAGTTAATTCATTATATCATTTTTAAATAGAATATAAATAAAACTAAATGTTATTATAAAAAAAGAAAATTTTGAGCATAAATCACAACAGCCAAATAAACAAATTAAGTAAAGTCTATTATAAAATAATATGTTTTGTCTATATTGAAATGAATTCATATAATTATTTCTATTTTCAATTAATTCATCATGAAATGTTATATTATATATTTCTGAACATACTTCACACCTTAATTTATTTTGATTATTTGGACGATATTTAATCCATTTTATTAAACATGTTTTA